CGCGAAAGGTAAAGCATATAAAAAACTATCATCTAACATGGAGTTATAGTGAAGCTAACGAAAAGTATTCGGAGTATTGGAAAGAAGCACTAGACAAGGGAATGAATGTGGCGACAGTCTTTCGAAAGGACTTGCCAAAGTTTTACAAAGGTGTTAAGGTCTTCAATGGAGATACAAACGACTTAAGATTTTTAGATGAAAGAGGAGTTATTGTAGGACTCAAGGCAAAAGGAAAAGCCAGAAAAGATACAAGTGGATTTGTGATAGATGTGGATAACGCTATTGCGATAGGTTAAATAAACAGCACCTCAATTATGAAAGACTGTTTAAATATAGTGAGAAAAATATGAAAGAAACTTTAATCGTAGTCAATGGGAAAAACAGAGTAAATGTAAAACCCTTTGCAACAGAGAGAAGAGAACGTAACCAAAAGTATATACACTTTAATTTGTTTGGAATGAAACTTTTCAAAGTAAATACACATAAGAACTTAACACGCTCTTTCGGTGGTAGGTTTACTAAAACCGGATTATCCTTTAACATTGGTAAAAGATACTTAGGTTTTTATAGTAAATAAAAGTTAAGTGTGGTTGTGTTACGTGCATAGCCACACACTTTTTTAAAAATAACAGTTGCTATTTAAAAGATAGCATGATATAATATAATAAATATATAAAGTATAATATATAAATATATTAATATATTATAATATATAATATAATAAACTTAATAAAGAATATAATATGAGTAGATATAAAATACATGAAAGTATACTATCTGAAATAGATAACCTACCGACTAATGACTGGCTAGATACAGAGGTTGGTAGTGATATAAGTTTGAGTGATAAGACTAAAGTGAGTGGTAAGTGTGATGAGTGTGGTGAAACTATTGAAAAATGTAGTGGCTACAAGTGTTGGATTTAATAAATAAATAATTATGAATAAATATATAGGAACAAATTTAGAAAAAGATTATATGTTCATTACAAGGAACAAAGAATCTTTAATAAAAACTCAGGGTAAAGAAAAAGTGGAGACAATTGAGAACTCAATCATCCATGAGATGATGAAAAAAACTTGGGAAGGATATGAATAGACCTATCTTCGGCTACGACTACAACGGACAGAATGTTGAATGGACATGGAGAGTACGAGAGTTAGAGAAAATTTATTGGAAGACTTGGAAACCTAAGTTGAGTGATGTTAAGATATTAAACTTGACAGACTCTACCGAAATAGCTAAAGTACAACAAGAAATCTTTCAGGATGTTATGGATTCCGAACATCCGAAGAAAGAGAAACTAACAGGAATCTACAAAGTGAGGAGAAAAGTATGAGTAAACCAAAATACTTAGAATGTATTTATACTGCACCTATTGTTTTTGATTTAGAAGAGTTAAAAATAAATTGGAAAAAAGTTAAAGACCATTATGTAAAATATGGAACTTTATATATAACGTACACAGACGGAACTATACAAGACTATGAAGGAAGTATAGGCGACCCTGATTATAAATGGGCAGAAACTGTCGGCTTATATACAGACGATTGGGATTTTGTTGAGGAGGTTGATAGATATGGCAGTTAAAGTAAATAGAAATATTGGAGGAAATCAATGATGAATTGGATTAATTTTAGCATAGGGAGTGTACTACTTTTAGTAAGTGGTATGGCTCATATTTTGGTGGTGTTTGCATATAGGGATTTTAGTTTCGCTTTAATGCTGATGTTCTTTTCCCCTGTTGGGATAGCATTTGGTTGCTATTTAATGCAAGACGGATTCTATAACAAACGAGTCACGTTGAAAAAAAGAATGGCAACAAGGAGTAAAGCATGAGTGCATACGATAAAACAGCAGTAGAGCATGTAGTTTTAGATAGTCTTAAAAAATATATCGAAGAGACTATTGAGTATTCAGATACAATACTTGATATTCATAATGATATATTCGATACTAAAAAAAATATAGAAACTAATCACGATAATGTTTATGATTACGCTTATGATTTATTTGATGAAGCAAAGCGTGACTTTGAAAGAGAAGTGGAATCATTACAGAATGAAATTGAAGAACTAAAACAAATGATTGAGGAGAAAAGCTAATGAGTAATTTAATACAACAAGAACTAGAAGAGAGATGGTATGAGGAAGGGCTAGAGATAGCACAACTAAAAGAATACTCACCTGCATCTTGGGATTTGTTTGCGATGAGTTATGTTGAGAGTATGAAAAGGATACAGACATGAGGAGTGCAACAAAAAATATAGAACATAAGTCTAATACCGGAGTAAGAGGTAAGAAGACTTGGCAAGGTCGAAGGAACGTAGGTACTTCAACAATGCCGAAGAGAAAGAAACAAACCTACAAAAAATATAGAGGGCAAGGAAAATGAAAGTAAAACATTTAAAAAATAAAACAACTATTGAACTAGAACCTAGTGAGGTAGAAAAATATATAACCTGTATAAATAATTTAGATTCAACAGTAGACACTATTAAAGAGACTCAAGATATGTTTCTAAGTGATTTAGGACACCTAGAAACTTTAAGGTGGAGAATAGCAGACTTGTTAGGTCTTGAGTGGAATAGAGAGACTTGGACATATATAAGGAAAACAAAATGATTGACAACATATCACAAGCAACACTAGATGTTATTGAAGCTATAAAAAAATCTAAAACAATAAAGTTTACTTATGGTTCTAGTGATGAATCAAGAAAGATAAAACCTACAGGTTTTTATGGAGACTTCAATGGATTTGAAGGAACATATTATGATAGTGATGAAAAAGAATTTAGAAGATTTTCTTTTGATAGAGTTACTGAATGGTATGGTATTACTAATGAGTATAGAATTATTATTGAACTAGATGTAAATGAATATCCATCTGAGGAAGATGTAAGAAAACATATGTATAAAGTCTTAAAGGAAGATGAACAGATTTTATATTCAGTACAACAAATGATAACCTAATGAATATATTTTATTTTTATGATAAAGACGAAGCTGATAGTTTTAAAAAATCAGCACAAGCACAACCTGATAAGATGCTAGTGAAGATGCCATTGGAAACAGCACAGATGTTATGTACTGCTCATAGAGAGCTTGATGGTGACGAGTATGCAGATGCTAATGGTTTATACAAACGAGCATATTGGAATCACCCTTGTACTATATGGGCTAGAAAATCTAGTTCAAATTATATGTGGTTGTATGAACACTTTTTAGCTTTAGGTGAAGAGTATAAATATAGATATGGTAGAGAACATGCAAGTATAGTTAAACTTGCAAAACCTTTACTATGTAGACCTGAGAATATTAAAATAGATGCAATGACATTACCGGCACAAGCTATGCCTGATGAATACAAGCATGAAGACCCTGTTGTTGCCTATCGTAGGTATGTTATCAATGAGAAACACTATGCTAAGTGGGAGAAAGGCAGAACTAAACCTGAGTGGTGGTCACATGACAGAGTATGATGTACATAAAATATTTCATGAGCAACAACATAAAGATCAAATAACTTCTTTACATGCAGACAATGGAATAATTGAACTTCGATATGCAGATGGAACTATGGAGGTTTATAAGAGAAGTAAATATAGAAACAAATTCAAATTAATTAAGAAAAGAGTTTGACTTTTAGAGTAGACCTGTGTTATAATAGAGGTATATATGAAAATATTAAGTGATAAACAAATAGCTTTGACAAGAGAACAATACATGAAAGTTGGTTCAGATTATAATATCATGACTGACATGTATGAAATGAAAATGGGTCATAGTTTAGAAGTAAATGGTAAGGATTACATACTATCATTTATAGATAGAGAAACTTATGATATGTTTATTGGCTACATATACAACCAATACTTGAGGGAGATATAAAATGCCCTTGAACTATACTACTAACGATGTAGCCCTCACTATACACCCTAAAGTTAGTACGTATGTCATTCAGTATGGCTCTAGTTTGAGGTCTAGAAGTTCACTTAAAACCTCACAGTTTAAACAGCTTCAATATTAATAATAAAAAAAGGAGAAAATATATGGCAATACTTGAAGGACTATGTGAGTGGGCGGCAGTTAAAAATCCGAACACTACCTTTACACCTGAATATCAGATCACTATGATCTTAGATGATAAGACTGCGGATGATTTTGCAAATCGTGGCTTTAGAGTTAAAGATGTGGATGGTGTTAAAAAGATTATGTTCAAAAGAAAAGTTGAACGTAAGGATGGTACTCCTAATGCAGTACCTAAACTATTGGACTCTAATAAAAATCCACTAGACATATCTGTTGGGAATGGATCAAAGGTTAGAGTACAGTATAGAGAGTGGGAAACATCTAATCAGTTTGGAGACTTCAAAGGACTTGATCTTCAAGCAGTACAGGTGTTAGACCTTGTAGAGTACACAGGTTCTGATGGTAGCGAATTAGAATCTATTGATGATGATCTGGAGTTTTAAGTATGACAGAAACAGAAATAAAACCTAGTATAACTATTGCTGATGTGCAGATAAATGTTGAAGACTTACCGGAAGCCGGACAAGGAATCTTCGGAAGACTGCAACGATTGGCTCAGAAAAAAGCAAACCTAACTTTAGACTTGGAAGAGTTACAAGCAGGTATAAACTTTTTTGAATCAAAGATTATAGAAATAGTTAATGCAGAAGGACAAATCACAAAAGCAGATGATGTTGATGTGGTCGAAGAACTAGTTGACTCTCCAATAGAAAACTAGTGTGCCTAAGAGTCAGCAGTAGAGTGCGAGAAGGTTATCTCTATTTGTGACTATAAACTACTAGACCTTCAAGTGTAGCTAGGAGTGAGCCTTTATAAAATCCTGACGTGTGAGTATTCGGTTAAACGAGTAAGAGGACACTAAGTAGGTTAAGGATGAAAGTAAATAAGTGCTAAACCACCATGCACTAGCTACACACTTTTTAATAACGTGAGGAAATCAATATGGCTTTTGTAGAATATAAATTACCATGCCCTGAGTGTGGTGGAAGTGATCCTGTCGCTAAGAATGAAGACGGATCAGCAAAATGTTTTAGTTGTGATACATATTTTTTAAACTATGATGAAGCAACCAAAGGCAAGACAATGACCGAAAAGAAAGAACCATCTAACCCAATAGTCAATCCACACGGAGCAGACTACTCGGCTTTAACAGACCGCAGAATATCTGAGGCAACTGCTAAAAAGTATGGGGTTAAGTGTGTTCTTAGTTCTAATGGAGATATAGTTCAACACTTATATCCGTATTACAACAAGCATGAATTGTCGGCAACTAAAGTAAGATATGTTCGAGATAAAAACTTCTCGGTCATGGGTAGCTTTAGTGGTACAGGTTTATTTGGTGAACAACTATTTCAGAAATCTAAGTACATCACCATAACCGAAGGTGAGTGTGATGCAATGGCTTGTTATGAATTAATGGGCAGTAAGTGGGCATCAGTGTCTATTAAACGTGGTTCAAGTGGAGCAGTCAAAGACATTAAAGAAAGCTTAGAGTTCTTAGAAAGTTTTGAGAATGTTGTGATCTGTTTTGATAGCGACAAGCAAGGACAGGAAGCTGCAAAAAAAGCAGCGATGTTATTTCAACCTAGCAAAGCTAAGATCATGAAACTTCCGGAAGGATATAAAGATGCTAATGATATGCTCAGACAGAACAAACATAAAGAGTTTGTTGAAGCGTGGTGGAGTGCAAAAACATATACACCTAGCGGAGTCATTAATGTATCAGAAGCTAGAGCAGACTTCTTTACTAGAGAACAGAAAGAAAGTGTTCCTTATCCTTGGAAAGGTTTGAATGATAAGCTTTATGGATTACGACAAGGCGAGTTACTAACACTTACAGGCGGTACAGGACTAGGTAAGTCTTCGGTCACTAGAGAACTAGAGCATTGGTTAATCAAAGAAACTACAGGCAATGTAGGTATCATTGCTCTTGAGGAAGATTGGAGAAGAACTGTTGATGGTATTCTTTCTATAGAAGCTAACGCTAGATTATATATAGATCAAGAACGAGAACAGTTTAGTCAAGAAGAGATTGATAAGTTCTTTGACATCTTATATGATGGAGAGAACAAGAATAGAGTTTGGGTTCATGCTCACTTCGGAACAAATAGTATTGACGAAATATTTAATAAACTTAGGTTTATGATTATTGCTTGCGACTGTAAATGGATTGTTGTAGATCACTTACATATGTTAGTTTCTGCCTTATCCGAAGGTGATGAACGAAGGTCTATTGATAACATCATGACTAGACTAAGAAGTATAGTTGAAGAAACAAATGTAGGTATGATATTAGTATCTCACTTACGTAGAGTTGATGGTAACAAAGGACACGAGAACGGAGTTGAGGTAAGTCTCTCACACTTGAGAGGTTCACAGAGCATAGCACAGTTAAGTGATTGTGTTATTGCTCTTGAAAGGAATCAACAGTCAGACGACCTTGAAGAATCTAATACAACTAGGATGCGAGTCTTGAAGTCTAGATACACAGGTGATGTAGGATTGGCAAGTCACTTGCTTTATGACAGAGAAACTGGTAGACTTAGAGAAGTTCCTAAAGAGCAATTTGAAAATGATGATAATGAACTCTTGGAGTTATAGATATGGATTTAGTATTTGACATAGAGACAGACGATCTTAAAGCTACAAAGATACATTGTATTGTAGCACAAGACGTTGACTCAGGGGAGACTTACAAGTTCCCACCTGATAAGTTGCAAGAAGGTTATAACTTCTTAGAGAAAGCAGACAAGCTAATTGGTCACAACATTATAGGTTTTGATATACCTATGGTTGAGAAGTTTGGTGGAGTTAAGCTTTCTCATAAGCCGGTTGTAGATACTCTTGTTATGTCAAGACTATTCAATCCTGTCCGAGAAGGTGGACACAGTTTAGAGAAGTGGGGTTTTCGTTTAGGCTTTAAGAAGATAGAGTTTGAAGATTATATAAACTATTCTAAAGATATGTTAGACTATTGTGTAAGGGATGTACATCTTAACACAGTACTATTCAAACATTTAAGTAAAGAAGGATCAGGTTTTAACAAAGATTGTGTTGCACTTGAGCAAACTGTTGCAGATATAATTAAAAAACAAGAGAACACAGGGTTTCAATTTGATTTACAGAAAGCTGAATTACTTTTAGCTGATCTTCGAGAAAAGATGCAACAAGCAGAGGATGAAGTTCATAAAGAATTTAAGCCTAAGTTAGTTGACATCAGACAAGTAACTCCTAAACTTAAGAAGGATGGAACACTATCTAAGTCAGGACTAACTCCGGAAGAGTATGAAGAAAGATTACCTACGAATAACATAAAACCTTTTATGCGTAGGAAACTTCAAGACTTTAATCTTGGTTCACGTAAACAAGTTGGTGAGTACTTGATAGAGTTTGGTTGGAAGCCTAAGAAGTTTACACCTACTGGTCAACCGATTGTAGATGAAACAACACTAGGTAAGATAGAGAAGATACCACAAGCAAAACTAATTGCTGATTACTTTCTTTATCAAAAGCGTATTGCTCAAGTTGATTCTTGGATTAAAGCAATGGATGATGATGGGAGAGTACATGGATTTGTAATTCCCAATGGAACTATTACAGGTAGGATGTCTCATAGAAGTCCGAACATGGCTCAAGTTCCTAACATACACAGGCCTTATGGTGTAGAATGTAGATCATGTTGGACAGTTAAGGACGGATATAAATTAGTAGGTATAGATGCAAGTGGAC